ATCCAGGGACTCTGGGTCATGGCCGAAGGGATCATCTACTCCAATTTCAATCAGGAGACGATGGTCGTGGACCTGCCGGCGGACACTGTTTATGAGCAAGATGCTGTCTCAATCGACTATGGGACAATGAACGCCACGGCCTTCAAGCGATGGAGCCTGTATCGGGGCGTCTGGTATTCCACTGATGAGTATTACTATTCGGGACGTGACAGTGAGACCAACACGCAACTATCTGATGAACAGTACGCTGACGAGCTGGAGAAATTCTATCAGCGGAACGGCTTGGAGAAATCGGGAGTGCCGGTCATTCTGGACCCGTCTGCTAAGTCATTCAAGGTGGCGTTGAAGCAGAGGGGATTCAGAGTGAGAAACGCAAAGAACAATGTGCTCGATGGGATTCGCAGCGAAATGTCGCTTATGGATGAAGGCAAGATTAAGTGGTCGAGCAAGTGTGTAAATACATTTCGTGAAATGAATTCATATATCTGGGATGAGAAGGCTGCTGATCGTGGCGAAGACAAGCCAGTGAAGCAGCATGACCATGCGTGCGACGCCGACCGATACATGGTCGAGACCGTTATCGTCCCGTATTTCAAACGCAGCTATTTCTGGCATGGGAGGTGAGCAAATGGCAAATGCAAAACCAATGGATTTGGACGCAGCACGTAAGGTGTTTGAGCAGTCCGATGTCGACCTGGTCAAACGTGATCACCGCTACAAGGAATCGAAACGGTATTACCACAACCGCAACGACATTGTGCTGAAAAGCAAGAAGCAGAAGAGCGAAGCCGATGAGCAGACCGACAAGCCGGACAATCCGCTGCGAATGCACGACAGTCGGGTGAGCTCAAATTTCTTGCAGCTGTTGATTGACCAAAAGGCAGCGTTCGGGGTTTCTCGCCCGCCAATGATTGACACCGGCAACGACTCACTGAACAAGCAGGTACTCGAAGTGCTCGGCGACGATTGGAACAAGACACTGTTTCGGATAGCCGTGGACGCTTCGCTCGCTGGTGTCGGCTGGATTCACTGCTGGCATGGCCCAGAAGGTCAATTCAAGTATGCAATTGTCCCGCCCAATGAGGTGACGCCAATATACAAGTCCACTCTGGATGATGAGCTGCAAGCAGTACGTCGGACCTATGAGCAATTGGATCCATCGGACGGCAAGGTGTACATCTTTGACGAGTACTGGACGCAAGACCAAGCAACGTTTTTCAAACGCGAACAGGGCGAGAGCTACACACAGATGATTTATGATCAACGCATTGGCGTGACTGATTCGGTCAATTCCGAGGCCATGGACAATACAGCGACAATCAACCACGGGTTCAACGGCATTCCCTTCATCCCGTTCAACAACAAGTCGGATAAGTCGGGTGATTTACGTGCTGTCAAGGGTCTGATTGACGCTTACGACCTGGTTTACAACGGGTTTGTTAATGACGTTCAAGACGTGCAGCAGGTTATCCTGATCCTGACCAACTATTCAGGGACCGACAAGGACGAGTTCCTGCAGAATCTCCGCCAGTACAAGATGGCCGAATTCGAGTCAGAGGGCGACAACAACAGCGGCCTGAGCAAGCTGACCATCGACATCCCTGTGGATGCGCGCAAAGAGCTGCTGCAAGAGACTTTCGACAACATCTTTATTCAAGGTCAAGGTGTTAACCCGAAGGACCTTAAAGCTGGCACCAACATGACTGGCGTGGCCATGAAGATGTTGTATGGCCCTTTGGAGCTCAAAGTTGGCCAGATGGAATCAGAGTTCCGGCCGTCAATCAACAAGCTAGTGCGCTTTATCCTGGATGAGCTGAATAAACCGTCCGATCTCTCCATCAAGCAGACCTGGATCCGCAGCGGTATTCAGAACGACGTGGAACAGGCCGACATTATCTCCAAACTGTCGCAAGTCACGTCCGATGAAGCCATCGCTAAGAACAATCCGCTAGTCTCTGACTGGCAAGACGAGCTGAGCGACCGCAAGCGTGAGAAGGAGGAACGGGCGCAGACACCCGACCCGTTCTCCAGCCCTGACCCGTTAGGTAAGGACGACAGCGAAGACGGTGACGAAGATGGCAAGGAAGCTTAGTTATTGGGAGCGCCGTTTCTTGCAAACACAGGTCAATATGCAGCGTCATTCGGCCAATTACGAGGCCGGCATGGTCAGCCGCTTGGACGCTGCGTACAAGAGTGCCAATGACGATCTCCAAAAGTGGTACGCGAGATACGCCAAGACAGATGGCACGATGGACATCACTGACGCCCAGGCGTTGATGTCCGGTATGAGCGCCAAGACGTGGCAGATGACACTGGACGAGTTCAGAGCCAAGGCCATTGAAGGCGGCCATGACCGAGAGCTTGACCTGGAATACATCAAGAGTCGCGTCAGTCGGTTGCAGGCGTTGCAGTTTCAGATACAGCAGCATATGGCGGAGTTCAGCGATGCTGAGTCACCGAAGTTCCAATCAGCGCTGGCCAGCCAGTTCGATGACACATACATGCGCACGAATTACAACATCCAGATGGCACGCCAGCAGATTGCCGCCAATTTCCAGACGTACAATGAAAAAGAGCTTGCGATTGTCGTCAATAAGCCGTGGGTAGGGAGCAACTTTTCCAAGCGGTTGTGGAAGAACACCGTCAATGATCTGCCAGAGTTGCTAGTCAATAACCTAAGCCAGAGCATCACCCTCGGTTACAGCTATGCCCGGATTGAGCGAGAGATGCGCGGCCAGTTGCAGAACTTCAGTCAGCACGTCATCCATCGATTGGTGATCAGCGAAATGGCTCACATTTCGGAGGAGGCCACGGCTGAATCATACAAGGAAATGGACGTCAAAGAGTATAAGTATCTGGCAACACTGGAGGCACACACCTGCACTCAATGCCGGAAGCTTGATGGACAGCATTTCAATACTGCTGACCGCAAAGAGGGAGTCAATTATCCAGTAATGCACGCACATTGCCGCTGCACGACAGTACCTTATGAGCCAGCGCTGGAGTCATTGCCAAGCCGGCGGTGGGCCAAAGATCCGGATACTGGCAAGCGAGAGCTGATTGATAACACATCATTTGAGGACTGGAAGAAGAACGGATATAAGGCAAACGCACCGAAACCGGAAAATCGCAATTATCGGGACTTTGATCAGGCAGGGTTGGACGCAAACACCGACTATATTCAAAAACTCCCGGAGAATCAGCGAGACGCAATACACAAATACACCCTCGGATCGTATGCCAAAAGGATTAATAATTCTCTCCGGTATGGTGTAGGCGGATCTGAGACAATCAGCGAAATTGAAAGCAATCTCCATAAGGCGTTGCAGCATCCGTTGGGCAGTGACACTCACGTTTATCGTGGGCTTTATGATATGCCGAGCAAATGGCTGGAGAGCCTTGATCAGCCAGCCAGAGCTAGTTTGCAGAAGACCATAAACACTGCTGCCGTTGGCATTGATAAATCCAATGTTCCGGCAGTCAACGCTGCTTTGGCAATGTTGCCGTCGTTCGAAGTGATGGAACCGGCGTACATGTCCACAACTTATGATAAAAGGGTGACACAGAGCTTCTCCACAAATATTCGACTGGATTTGAACGTGCCAAAGGAAATCAATGCAGTCGCTATCGAAAGTGTTTCCAATTTTGAGCACGAAAAAGAGATTCTGATTGATAAACGTGCTAAAATTAAGATAACCGGTATTGAGGTAAGTGACAACGGAATGACAGTTGTCCTGAAGGGGGAAGTTGCCAATGGATCCGACGCAGAATCATGATGACAAGTTCGTCGTTGATGGAAATGGTATGAAAGTTATCAAGCCACTGAAGATGACGAAGAAAGAACAAGAAGCGTTTGTTAAAGCGATGAACGCAGCATTGAACGGCACAAATTAAGTAGCGTCCACAAGTTGGGCGCTATTTTTATGCCTGAAAACGGAGGTAAATCAATGGATAAGGACAATTTGGAAAAGATGACCCTCATGGACATGAAGGGTTTGGTCTTTAACGATGAAATGAGCCAATCGATGCGAGTATTGGTTAACAGCTGGCTCACAATGTATGACGAAGCGAAGAAACAAGGGCGGTCAGAAGAGACTGCGGTCATCGCGGCCAGTGAAACGCTCGCGGCTATGATGAAAGGCAACCAAAAATAATCACTCGACCTGAGCAAGTCGTTAAAAGGCTCATTTACTATGCCTTGAGCGCGGCCGTCCCGCGTTACAAATCCACGAAAGAGGTTGGAAAAAATGAATCGAGAATATTTGGAATCACTTGGCTTAGAAAAAGACGTTATCGACAAGGTTATGGCTGCTCACGGCAAGGCTATTGGCGAGTACAAGGACCAGGCTGGAAAGCTGGAGCAGTTAACCACCGAGAATGAATCTTTGAAGTCCCAAATCACTGAACGCGACAAGGACCTGAAGGATTTGCGGAAGAATGCAGGGGACAACGAGGAGCTGGCCAAGAAATACTCGGAGCTGGAAAGTAAGTATAAGGCCGACACCGAGAAGCTGACCCAGCAGTTGAGCGATACCAAGCTCCATGCTGCTTTGGACAGTGCTCTAACGGCGGCTAAGGTGCGTAACCCGCGTACGTTACAAGGCCTGCTGGATATGGACAAAATCAA